TCAAAAACTTCTTTAGTGGCACCACCAAATAAATTAAGTGTACCACCAAAGTTTGCACCATGATCTATATAAACTGTATCAGCACGTAGAATATCAGGTGTACATTTATTGTTAATAGATGCACCTAATTGTTCACTCCAAAGTTCAGCCCAACCTCTTGTATGAGATTTAGGATTCTTCGGTACGTTACTTATCGGATTGGTTATAACCTTCATAATCTATAAATTCCCATTTCACACAAGCTTCTTTAAATAAAGCTTTACTCATTGACCAACTTTGAGACCACCGGTCCGTAATAATTTGACGAGGCATCACAACGCGGGAGATTCCCACTTGGATAATACCGAGGGCGCATTTATTACAGACCGGCAATCCATACACGTACAAGGTGGAGTTAGAGAGGGAGACACCATTGTACGATGCATTATATATCACATTCATTTCAGCGTGAACAACATAATTATATTTTTGTTCACGATCTTCGTATCTTTCAGTACTATCTATTATGTTACGAGGAAAGCCATTATATCCTTGAGATAGGACTTGTCCTTCTTTACCAACAGCTACCGCACCAATCTTAGAAGATGGATCTTTAGACCAAGTGCTTACATGCTTTGCTAGTTCAAGATATCGTATGTCCCATTTATTTGACAAGATTAAAATGCCTTTCATAAACGTGAAGATTCTGTACCTGCCAATGAATTATGCCAGGATGTATGTCTTCAGGAATTGTTGTTTTATACATGTCTCTAAAATCATTTATATCTTTACAAAGTCGCTTCAATACAAACTCTTGCCATGCATAATCATTCTTATAACCATATACTACATCATTTGAACGCATTTGTACAACACAATGTAGCATATCATTTCTAATATAATAAGTCACGGCATTTGTACAAATAAAATCATTCTTTCCATCATCATTGTATTCGTGCCAAATGCTCGGACGATTATAAACCATTGTTGCTCTTCTACCATCTGGATGCTGAAGTAACTCATCTAATACGTTATCATATTGTGAGTGATACATCGGATGATAGATTAGCTTACCGTAATTGGAATTAATTTCACCGTTGTCATTAGCAGAATATTGCCATGCCTTAGGCGGTTTTTGTTGTCCAATACCATAGATATCATTAATATTAGTTGACTGATTTTCATACCACGTAATCTCGGCATCAACATAATATTGATTGACTTCGCCGAAGATTGTTGGTTGATCAGCAATAAAAGAAGCACCAATCATTTCGATAGTCTTTTGACCAGTCTTATCGATTGTAAATGCTTCGTCATTTAATTCATCAACAAAGAATTGACGAATGTCTTTTACACTAGGAATTTTCATCACATACTCTCTTTCTCAAATCACTGCTACTAAAGCGGTGATCCCTCTTATTAAAGTAAATCTGAATACCACGATTACGACATTCATCTTTACCTGTAAAATCCTTGAGTCTATACTCCTCACCAAGGATTCGTACGTCAATCGGATACATGTTTATTATATCAAGTAAATCATTCTCTGTACAATAAACAATTACCTCATCGACATATTTTACGGCTTGCAATTGTGCTTGCCGTTCTACAATAGATTGGACCGGAGGATTTTTATCACTCCGGTCCAAGGACGGATCGACTTGCAAAGCTGCAATCAGGTAATCACACTGAGATTTAGCTTCTCGAAGCATGCTTACGTGACCAGCGTGAAGGAGGTCAAAGGTGCTAGCCGTCAGTCCTATTCGCATTCTTATCTCGATTTAAAAAGTCACGATCAGGATCTTGTCCGTCGATTTTACCACGAGCATACGCAACGGCAAAAGACGAATAGTTAATTAGATCTTTTAGAGAGTCCTCAATGGACTCAAAGTTTGGTTCATAATTAGGATCATTCTCCATAGCTTCGAGAACAGACCATAATCGAATAGTTTTTGTATTGATTAATTCCATAATGGACATTACACCACGTGGATAGTAATCAGCTTGCTTGATACGTGAATTAGGGTTTTGATAATCACGTGATTTTCTGTCTTGAATTTCTGCACATTCTTGCAGGACTTTAATTGATTCTTTCATAATAACCTCACTTCTTTTGAGTACAGAATATTAGGTCTTCACCTTCTAATTCTGCTTCGGCTGTCAAGTGTGTTTCAACTTGATGGTTTTGAGCTAACTCTATATGTATAGTCTCATTAGTGATAGGGCAGAAATATTCTGACTGTACACGTGGAACTGAGAATCCATACACTTCAATACGAGTATTCTTTTTAAAATCATTATTCATTATTTCAATGATTTTATTATTAGTTGATTCAACAGCAGGATCGACACCATATGTACCGATACGTCCTGCCCAACCATTTGTTGAACCAGCTTTACCGATCTTTACAAGATTAAGATTGACGTACATACCATAAACAATATCACCCATTGCTTTAAAATCACGTGTTTCCATACCAGGTGCTTTTGTGAATTGTAGCTTTTGGTATTCGCGTGATGGTTTATCATTGTTTTTATTAGTTGTATGTGTAACAACTTTAAAATAACCGAGATATGTACCGGTAGATTGTATTTTATCTGAAACTGACATAATTACTCCTTTGACCTTGAGTATATCCTATCACATTTAAAATGGTTTGTACATACTTTTTTTCACTTTTTTGCATATTTTTTTGTATTTTTTTCATTATCAACAAAGATAACTTTTTTATTCATTGCTTTTGCTATCTCAATAAGTGAAATATAAACATATCTACTAATTTCACCATAGTCAATACTTTCGCAAACTAAAATTTTATTATATTCAAAATCTCGTATATCTTCTATTTCATAATATCTTTTATACGTATCTAAATGTCTTAATTTATCACTTATGCCTAATGAACATGATCCAGAATTAGAAACCCAAATAAGTCCTTTAAGTTTTTTGTGATTGATGAGACCTAAAACCCAAGCTGCTTCTTCAATTGCACCATATTTAATATTAAAATGTTGGCTCTCATTATATCCTAAATCGTGATGATCATCAATATTAACTACTATTGATTCTTCGTCAACATGTGCATAATGAAATTGGTGTTCATAAGAAAAATAAACTTCATCTACGTTTTTTATTTTTTCTGAATAGTATGAAAGAAGATCTTTATGTTGAGAAGAAGTCTTTACCCAATCGCAATCTATACTTAAAATATAATTATCTGAATGCATTACCGTGAACCCAGCCTACTAAAGCATTTCTAACACCTTTTGTAACAGGTGTAACTGCATGACACATATAAGAAGGAAATATAATTATAGTTCCTTTTTGTCTTCTCATTTCTAACAGTTCAGGAGTATTATTACCTTGAGGCCAGAAGATTAAATCACCGCCTTCATAATCATTACTATCAGTAAGCTGTATAGAATACGATAATTTTCTTGTTGAATGACGATTATCGCCTACATCAATATGCTGATCGAATTTACCATTTTCTGTTGATTTATATTCGAATCTTCTTGGATGGTCTTTAGTTTGAATATCTTGTATATTAACTATGTCAAAATGATAATATCTATTATTCATTCTATGAATAAATTTGTTTATGTGATTCATAATAGAATCTAAATTATTTAAAGAATGAATTTTACAAATTCTAGTGCCTTCGGGAAGTCCGTATCCTATATACTCTGTGTTTTCTATAGCATCTTTAATTTTATCTTCGTCTAAAAAATTAGGATATGCCACAACATTTTGTAAATAATTATTTTGTATCATATTCATTTTTTAAATAATAATAATTATCATCCATTCTTGTTCCACGTAATCCTTCAAGAGCTTTAGCCATATCAACTTCTTTTAACTCTTTGAGAGGATACTGAAACCGTTGTCCGCCTTTCATATCAGGTTCTAATCTTGCCAAAGCTTGTTTAGCATCAACAAAGTCAATAATCTCATATTCTACTGATTCGCCTAACTCTAAACGTTTATATGGTTTTACCCACATCCATATTCCAAGTTTATCTATTTTTCCTTCTATAATCTTTTTCTGAATGTATGGTGATAAATGCACACCAGCTTTAGAATATATTTTATAGTCAATATTACCAAGAACCTTATGGACTGTATCATATTCGTATCCATCATACAATGTTTGAAATGGATCTACCTTTGCTTGATGCCATTCTACAAACTCACAATCCCATTGAAAGTATGGATCTACACTTTCACGTTTATCTTCTGCAATACGCTCATCACGCCTTACAATAAATTCCTTTGCTACTTTACCTTTATATCTTGTCATTATCTTTTCCTATGCTCTGGGCCATAACCAAGACCTGGTCTACTATCAAATTTTTCATTTTTGTGTGGACCATTTTTATCACAATAATGCATAAACACTTGTGCTTGCATAAGGCCTTGTAGTTCTTCTCTCCAATGAAGTAATTCACATCCACGATATATTACAGCATCTCCTGGTTTCATATCAAATCCTTTACCCTCGACAAAGAATTTCCAGTTGTAATCATCTTTCAAATTAGAATAATCATAACCTAAACAAAGAGTAACAGATATTTCACAAGCTTCTCTATCTTTATGTTGTGCTAATAAATCGTTTTGTTTATAAACCCTATAGAAACTATAAGTAGGCCATAACTCTACTCCCGTTAATTTTTCCATTTTAGGCAATGAATCTTCTAGTAAAGATTCCATTAAAGCATCACCATAACCATAATGTGTATTTCTAAAACGATTTACAACTATGTCGGAGCGTTCTAAGTTATGTCTATGTTTATTATTATATAATGAATAAGATGTAAAAAGAGTTGCTAAATTAGGATCAATAAATTCTTTAACAAATAGATATCTATCTTGTTCAAACTTGGATTGGCTCATTTCCCATAAATCCTACTGATTCTCTTTTAATATCTTGATGAGCAAATTCTGCCCAATACAATTCAAATGCAACTCCAGATTCAATACATTCAAATTTATGATATAAGCCAGGTTTTACTTTTGTATAGTCACCTGGATATAAAATAGTTTCATCAACTAAGTCATAATCTTTTTGCCAGACTTTGATTCGCATAACGCCAGACTCACAATAGAAACCATTCCATTTATATTCATGTAAATGCTTTGAGCAAACTCCGCCTGCTTCCATTTCAATTCTATGAAACTCAAGAACACCGTTGGCTTCAACAAGTTCTGTTGTTCCCCATACTTTACCAGCTTTCAAAAATCAATCTCCTTACCTTTACTTTCCCATGTTCCGTAACGTGTCGGTTCAGCGCCTTTCGGTCCACCATATTCTGTACGAGCATAAGGATTTTCTTTTATTTTAATATATGCCGCAGTAAGTTGTTCTTGTAGCTCGCGTACATTTCGTTTTAATATTTCTATTTCTTCAGCTTGTGCTACAATAATCTTACGATTCTTTTCAGCTTCCATTTCATCAGGTAACATTATAATCTTCCATTTCTCATTATATATTCTAGTGCTCGGTCAGCCTCAGTCTCCATTGGACGATTCTCATACCAATTACCATTCTCTTGATCGAATTGTTTACATAGATCAGCAATCTCAATTGCTTGAATCGGATAACCACGATATGTTGCATTACCTGCAATCTTTACCATGATGGCATACATTTTTGCATACCAACCAGTTCCACTAATAGTCTGGTATTCTGCAGCCAAGTCTTTTGGCCAAAAAGGACAATCACGATACCCAGACCAAGTATAGCTTGTATTATTTAGCTTAGTTTTTCTGTGTTCAAGTACGGCCGCTTGTAACTCTGGTGGTAATCTATCTAAAAAGCTTTTAGAGTCTCGAGTACGGTCGTAAGGCCATTTGGCCATAAGAACATCGACGTCAATACTAGTACCGATATTATCGAATATGAAATTGTTAGCGCCAGAATATTGCGCTGGTATGTAATACATTCTAGAGAGGTCTTTAGTCTGTGCATCTCCAATATCTTTAAGTTGTGAGTTAAGTGCGTACCAGAAGTGCCTGATTTCAGACTGTTCAACCGGTCTTGTAAGTTCAAAGACAAGTCTGAACTTCGGTTTATCGAATGTAGAGCTAGCGGTACTATAACAAATAAAGTTAAGAGAACCGAAACGCATGCATAGATCATCTTTTAGTTCTCCTTCAAATTCATAATCGTCAACGTCAACAGCAGCCCAACCTGCCCAAGCCAAAACATTCTTGTTTGCCCTAGTTGTGCCAGATACATAAGTAGCTGGTGAAATAAGTTCTGCATCTCTTTTACCTTTCTTAGGTTGTTGTGACAATTGGTACAACAACGACTTAAAGTCATCCCACGAATGGAATGACATATTTCTGTGAGTTTTATTATCAAACGTACTCTTAAAGAGCGTTAGCGATATCTCCATGATTATCCTCGTGTGAAGGTGCAGTCCACCCATCTGGTTTTATTAAATCAGGTAATCCAAATGGATTAGGACGACCTTCTTTTACTCCTGGACTTTTTGACATGTTCGCTTTATAAACATCGTCCCATGCTTTATTAGCATCAACATTAAATACATCGAGAGTGCCAATGGCAAAAACGCAAAGATCAATAAGGCCATCAACGATTTCTTCAGGATCTTTGTTATCAATTGCATCCAATGTCTCATCAAGTTCTTCCTTACACATTGAGAGTCGAAAGCGTAAATATTTATCCATCAAATCTTTATTGTCTTTATTTGCTTCGAACCATTCTTTGACACCAAATTTATTGTGCATCATATAAATGTCATTTGCCCAATCGCTCATATATTATCTCCATTTTCTAATTATTATACCACATTTTGGATATCTTGTAAACACTTATATGTGTCTTGCCATGAATTTACTGTTATAACTTTTCCACCTTTATCAGTCAACTTACGAGCAATCTCAAAATCATTTCCACCTTCTTCTGTTTTATCACCAAAGTATATTACTTTAGTTGCATCAAAGTTCTTTACGATTTGTTCTTTACCATAACCATGAGGAGTGATATCGATACCTGTTTCACCAGCTACTGTTGCTATTACTAGATCAGCACTAATGTCCCACCATTCTTGTCTATACCATCTTTCATTAAATCTTTTTGCAATATCTTCTCTTTCTTTTTTATGTTCATCCCATTGCTTATACATTGCTCTAGATTCTATATTACCTTTACGACCAAGTACACTAAAATTTAATAAACCACAACGTTGATCGAAATGATCGCCAGTCTTTTTATAAAATCCTGAATTAGATAATTCATTTAATAACCATTTCCAATGTGGATCTGGTAATTTCCAATCACTTTTATGTAATTCTTTATCACCTTGAAATACATGATTGCCTGAACATTGATAGACTTTTACACACATATCATAAATTGGTTTAGGTATCTGTTCAAGTGTTTTACTTCTATCAGAACCTGTAATAAGATAGCATTCAAACTTAGTTACAAAATCTTCAAAGAATAAAGCAAACTCAGTATTCATTCTGCCACGACTTGGTGTAAGTGTACCATCAACGTCAAAAATATAAATCATCCGAAGAAATCCTCCAATGTGTTTTTCTGTTCGACCGACCAACCGACAGCATCAAGAATTGGTAAGAGAGGTTCAATAAATGTTTTGTCAAATTGTTTATTGTAATCCACATAATTATGTAAGCCAAGACTCTCAGGCAAATAACCTGGAAATGCAATCACATTTTCTTTGAGTGGATTTGGCATACGCATATAACAAAACTTTATCTTCTCTCCGTTTTGAATTAGTGGGTACATTTTGCCAAGTGATTTCTCTTTGATCGAATGATTATACATGATAGACCCACGTACGTGGATGGGTGTACCCTTGGCATACAATGTACTTTTACGAGACCATTTAGTCAAATCTTTTACGCCACGTGGGAACGAAACTTCTTCGGGAGGCAATGATGAAAATGCTTTACGAAAATCTGCAATAAAGCGTTGGGTTTTATTCTCATCACCTTCGATAATAATCTTGAACATCTCTTTGAATTTAGTACGAACAACTTCTGGAGTTGAAGACTTAATTGCCTCAATGCCCATGATCTTAAGTTTTGGTTCGGCATATTGTACACCTTCAGAATTGTGTACGTTTAGAATATATCTTTTCTTTGCCGTCCATATACCACGGTTTGCAATAACCTCACGTGCCATAACCATACGATTTGTATAAGCTTGTTGCTTATCGAATAGTTCGGCATAAGATTTCTCTAAGACTTTTTCGAAATGCTCAGAACAAATCTTATCAAGTGCGGCTACCGGATCTTTAGGATTTAATTGCTTAACTAACGGACCCATGTTTATGTATAACGAATCTGTATCCATAGCAATTACATAATCACGATTCTCTGTCTTGAGGATACGATTCATCTCTTTGTTCATGGCTTTCTCAGCCCACATGATAGACAACTGACCGGATAAAGTAATACCTTCGGCCATACGCATATCAAAGTAACGAAAGTGTTTGTTGCCGAGTGCACCATAAAGTGAGTTCAAGAGAATCTTAATAGCCATTTGCTGATTCTCAAGTTGATTGATTTCTTTCTCGAGATGGAATGTTTTCTCTTTCTGGTACTCACGTTCTTTGGCAAGCATTTGCTTTTTAACTTCGGAACGTTCGGCATAATAGTCTACAATGATCTGAGGCAAAATACCTTGTTGGGATTTATCATAGGTAGAACCATTTGCAGCGATTGCAATATTCTGTTCTCGGAAGTTACGTGGAACCGGATCAGACTCAAGATAACCAACCACTCCGTTTGGAGCTTGAGCCTCGGTAATAGTTTCAGGTGACATATTGTATTGTACAATAAGATTAGGATACAGAGAGTTTAAATCGAATGATACAACCCAATCGTGTGAACCAACATATGGTTCTTTTACATAGCCACCTGGATATGGGATCTTATGCTTCTGTTCATTAGGCGGAATGATTATATTCTTTTTGTTTAGTTCACGATATATGATTGAATCCCATATTGCCGTTGTACCAAACGTGTCAGATAAATTAACACCACCTTTATATGCCACGGTAAGTGCAAGATTGATAAGACCCATCTTGTCATCGATACGTTGAACAAGTTGAACGTCTTTGATATTATAGTCGATAAATTTTTGGTGATCGTTTTTATAGAGCGTATGAAGACTACCATGTTCCTCATAGGATAACTTCTTCTCACCGAGAACCGTATAACCGATGTGATCAAGTTTATAGGATTCTTGAGCACCATAGGAATAACCGAACTTCTTGAACAATTCAAGATAGTCAGCTTGTTCGATACCAACAACTTTATATGTGCCTTCCATCATACCGGCATCTACAAGATTCCATGGCGATAAACGTTTAACGGCTTGATCAGAACCAATACGATATAGTCTGTTAATCAAATATGGCAAATCAAAGAATCGTGAGTTCCAACCGGTAATCACATCAGGATAATTGTCAGACCAATACTTGAGAAAGTTGGCTAGCATGGCTTCTTCGGAATCAAACTTCTTATATTGAATTAGATCGCCATGCATTTCTATTTCACATTTTTCTACATCATAATCACCAAGACCCCATACATGATATATGGAAGACTTACTGGATTTAAGAGCAATAGAAATAATTGGATGTAATGCTTCGGCTGGTTCGGGGAATCCATCATCAGAGGCAACCTCAATATCGAAGTTAACTACGTTTATATGAGATGGATTGAATTGAATATCTTTAGGCCACTTGTCAGCAATGAACTGAAATGTCCATCGGTCTTGGCCATAGATTTTAAATTCATGAATGTCTTCATAACGTTTCATGAATTGTTTGGCTTCACTCATACTATCAAATTTAATAGGAGATACCGGAGTACCATCAAGAGCAAGGAATGGCGATTCCTCGTTAGACTTGATATACAACGTCGGTTGAAATTTTACTTTAGATTGAATAGGTGCGCCAGAATCATTATATCCACGATAAAGGATTTGATTCATATGACGATTTACTGATGTATAAAATGACAAAAATATACCTCCGCTTATGGAGCCATTATATCACGAAAGTAGGGGGTTGTACACCCCCCAACTTTTAATTTTTTATTTTAGCTAATTCTAACATTAACCTCTTGGATTCCTCTTGATAACCCTGTCGAGCTAGCTCTGCTGCCGCTCGGGAGTAACCAATCATTTGGAACCAATGTCCGAATGAAGACCACAAACCCGACAAGGGCGCAAACATATAGTTCATTACGGCTGTTGTCATTAGACCCATCCTTTCATGTTTTCGTTAGTTTCAGCGTATGAAGCTTTTTTCTTCATATCCGCGTCACCACGTGCAACAGAAAGTATGTCACCTCGAGCAAAGCCAATGTCATTTAACTCATGATCAGTTAACCTTGATAATTCTCTTACGGTTTCCTTGATTTGAGCCTGACGTGCTCTATATGCCTTATAGTCCTTGAATAGGTTGATTAATAGTTCAATTGCCCTCGTTGAGTAGCTGTGGGCTGCTAGTATTGCTTGTGTCATTTGATGTTTCCTCGTTTTGACCAATATTGATTTTACGAGGACGCATTTCTTCAGGAATGACGTACTTCAGTTCGATTGCAAGTATACCATCCTGAATATCTGCTCCGTGCACTTTTACGTGCTCAGACAGCCGGAACGTACGCTTAAACTTCTTGGTAGAAATACCACGATGAATAAACTCACGACCCCTAGACTTGTGTTCACCCATTACAGTAAGTGTACGATCCTTAACCTCAACAGACAATTCATCCTTAGAGAATCCAGCAATTGCTAGTTCAATAAGATAATCTGATTCACCTTGTTTAATAATGTTATGAGGTGGATAGTGATCATTTGCATGTTTGGCAGTCCATTCAAGTTCATTGAACAGATGGTCAAAACCAACAAATGAGGAACGGGGAAATAGTGTTGATAAGCCTGTCATTGTTATCTCCTTTATGTCAAGCAAGATTGAAATGTGACCGGATCATTCCGCATCACATTATTATTTATATAGTATAGCTATACCCAAAGGGTATAGCCGTTATTTATTGCCTATATTATATTTTGGCAATAATTCCCAATTATTCTTATCTTTATAAGAAATAATTTTAATTTGACGAAGTGGCGCACATTTGAGGTCAGTACCGTTTATAATAGTAACTAATCCCCAATCACTTAGCAATGTCGCAATTGTATTTCTACGTTCAATATCTGTCGATTCTAGATTAGCTTTCTTACTATCTAGTAAAAATAATTCCTTAAAATGTACAATAAAGTACCGGCCTTGTTTATGTAAAATATGACAGGATTGAAATAATTTCTTTTCTTTACGTGATGCAACACCAATACGTGTTAGCGTCTCACGGACTTTTAGGAAGTCATCTGGTTCATTTAATGAAATCTCAAGCATATCGCTCGGATTCCATATTACCGTTTTATCTTCTTCTTCCACCTTTACTCACCTTATTTTTTATAATCGTTATTTGGTCAGGCGATAGAAGTGTCATGGCTTGACGGGCTTTCTCATTACTATACCCATAATATTCCTTGACAGCATCAATATCACTTTGTTTTGTGGCTTTCGCCCATTTAGAAAACCTTTTTCTTTTTCTGATCATATTTATAAGAAAATGATATTGGAGCTTATTATCTAGCTGATGACATCTATTCATTTCATTAGCAAATAGAATACTATCGGGAAAATAAGAAAGACCACGATTCACCATAAATGAATTATATTCTTTTTCTGCTATATCATCAACCATTATGTCTTGTTTACTTTGGTTGATTGAATTTAAATAATCAAAATGATTCATATTTTTTCACATTCTAAAAGTGCACAATGTGTGCCACCTGTTTTAAAATTGGTGTGGCATTTATCATGCACATATTTTAACACAAGTTTGTAGTTATGTACACCCTTGTCATAATTCACATGGTTATTACCTTCATTGTAATCATGAAAGATAATCTTAAACTTATCATTAGCACGACCATAGATTTCTTCTACATCACCGATTCCGATATTACCATCAACGAAGTATAAGTCAAAACCTGTTATGTCAAACATTTCCCAAAATTCTTCTGACTCCATAATGTATTGTTCAACGCCGTCTATTTCTCGATAAGTTCTATCGATTGTATGGACCTCAGCATTATTTGTTTTTAGTGCTTCAGTACTTTTACCTGTACCTATTTCTAAAACCCGTTTTACATCACAGTGTTTTTGTAGAAACTCATAATCAGAGTCAGATATCATTCTATTCCACTATCTAATCTTGGCCACTCTACTCTTTCCATACGATTATGTAATTCATCTTGAGTCAGATCGGTTGAGTGTCCACGTTGTACGTCAACGTCACGGTAATATAATTGCGGATAAGTTTTATGATTGTTAGGAAGTGGGTGATTGTTCAATACAACGTATTCAAATCCCCATTCATCAAGTTTTTCTTTTAACGTCATACAATAGAAACATCTGTCTTTTGTAAATAGCGTTAATTTACCTTCCATCACTTGAACTCCACGTTTGCCATGATCTCTGTCATACAAGCTACAACATTTAATTCATGGTCTGCCACAAAGGCGTTTTTGTATTGATAATCAGCCAGAATTAAAACAAGTTGTGGTATCGATTGTGGCATAACATATTCATTCATAGAATCGTAGATACCACGAAAGATAGCAGTGGCGTCAATATCCATGCTATTCACAACCCAATGACGCATATTCTTAAAGTCTTTATCTTTGAGATACTTTACTAGAATACGATAGTTATCAGGACTACTATTTGTGCTGTTACCATTAACAAGAGTGCCGCTGGTACTAAATCGCTGAGCTTCATTTAAGACTCGTCTCCAATCTGGTGCATATTTCATGACTAGATCAATAGGTGATTTCTCATCATGCTTGATCCCATTGTCACGTAGTATATATAAAAGTCGCGAATAGAAGCTTTGTGCAAGTTTAGGTAAATCTTTCTTACTTGTATTAAACTCATATACGCCACAGCGAGAATGAAGTGGTTCAATGATTTTATTCTTAAAGTTACAAGTGAGAATGAATCGACAATTATTTGCAAACTCTTCTATAAATCCACGAAGAGCAGGCTGAGTCGATTGTGCATTTAGATAGTCAGCTTCGTCAAGGATAACAACTTTATATCCACCTTGCAAAGAAACTGATGATGCAAATTGTTTTATCTTACCTCGTAAGGTATCGATATTGCCTTCTTCAGAACCATTGATCAAGATATAATCTAGACCTAGTTCATGACAAAGGGCTTTAGCAACAGTTGTCTTACCAAGACCGGCTGTACCGGTGAAAAGCATATTAGGCAATTCACCGGTAGCCACAACATCATGGAACTGTTGTTTTAGTTCTTGTGGAAGAGTACAATCCACAATATTTTTTGGCCGATACTTTTCGACCCATAGAAAATCTGACATTACAAACCTCGTTCAAGAAATACATTATACAATAAAAGGGGAGGTTTGTAAATATTATGTTTTGCTCGCTTCGTAGTTTTCACCAAGAGAAATAGCTTTCACACATTGATCTCGTAACTGACCAATAGTCGATAACTCTTCTCCACGGAAACCACCACGTTGAGCGATAGCATCAATGACCGCAATCATTGAACGGCCCATTTGTGTTGACACTTGATAGATCTGAT